CTAAATCAGGTCTTATTTCACTATCATTACCACCAAGGATAAAGGAGTTTAATGAACCACTATTTGCAGCTGAATAAATCCTATTAGAGAAACCACCTACAATAGTAACTCTTTGAACTCTATTGGTTCCATTATTACCAAATATTGTGTTACTTGCCCCACCAACAATAGTAGTATCATCTAAGAAGTTAGCAGTAGCCCCACCATTAACATTACCAAACCCTCCAAAAATAGATAATCTTTCACCATTATTAGTACCAGCTTGGTTAAATCTTCCAAAAACAGTAACAACTCCACCACCTGATATAGTGTTTTGCCAACCTCCAACAACAGTCCTTACTGCATTACTTATTGTATTACTCTGTCCTCCAAGAACAACTGAATAGTCACCACTAACAGTATTATTTGTACCTCCTGCAATAACTGAATATTGGTTGTTAATAGTGTTAGTTTGACCACCTACAACAACACTATTATTAGCATTTGCTTGGTTAGATTGTCCAGCAAATAATCCAGCAAATGTTCCATTAACAGTTCCACCATTAGAACCCATAATAACTGAACCATATGATGGGGCATTGATTGTGTTACTTTCTCCGTGAACAAATCCACCATTAGCTGAACCATTATTGTTTCCTGTACCAAAAATAGTATTGGTATTACCTGCTGGTTTGTTTAATGTGTTTCCGTGTCCAACTTCTAATCCAGCAAACTCGTTGTATCCATCGCTATCTACGTGGATATAACCGCCTTTTAGGCTAATATTAGCAGCTGTTGAACCAACATTAGTTACGGCGAGTGAACCGCTGATTTCTGCTGAACCTGTGAATGGGAATGGAGAACCAGCATTTTCAGCAAATGATGCTGTAGTAGCAAATGAAGCTGATGTAGCTGTAGATGCATATGACGCGGAAATACTCGAGGATACGTTGTTTACAACGACTGACTCTGTTGAACCATCACCTTGTGTGAATGTGATTTGGGCGTCGATTATAGACGATGAAACATAAAAACTACCTGTATTGATAGGTGTTACGTTTTCAGCGTATGATGCTGTTAGGGCATATGATGCACTTGTTGCTGTTGTAGCATTACCATTAAATGTAGTAGCTGTAATAGATGATGCTGATGGATTTACTACAATATTAGTAGCCCCTTGTGGAGTTTGGTATGCACCAGGACCACCTATACCTACTAATAGGTTATAGTTAAAGTTTTGATTATTAGCGTCAACTAAAACTTCTCTGGCTTCTTCAGCGTATGATGCTGAAGTAGTAAGTGAAGCTGTAGTAGCATATGAAGCTGTAGTAGCATATGAAGCTGATGTTGCTGTATCAGCATTATTTGCGTGTGAAGATGATACTATTAGGGCACTTGATGATGTGCCATCAGGACGATAAAAGTTTACAGCACTACCTAATGGATTACCACTTGATACATCAATATACATTTCAGCAAATGCTGATGCTGTATAATCAATCCAACTTGCTGAAATAGCGTATGATGCTGATGTTGCTAATAATGATGTTGTAGCGAACGATGCTGATGTAGCACTAAACGCAAAATCACTAATATCACTATGTGATGATGAAACAGCATATGAAGCACTAACCACACTTTCAACATAGGATGCTGTTGTAGCTAAATCGGCTACTAATGCGTGTGATGCTGATGTGGAAGTTTGTGCATATGACGCGGAAATAACGCTGTCTGCTGTTAGAGCATGTGATGCGGTGACTTCAAGAGAAGGTATCAAACTCCCCGTACCATCTGTAAGTTGTGAACCTGAAATCTGTACTAAACCTTCGTAAGTACTTGAAATAGTTTGTCCTGTTAAGTTACGTCCCATTTATTTTATATTTTATATTTTAGCAACACTCTCTATTTCCAGGATAATATACATTTGAACCCCATGGAAACTGAGGATATCTTGAATCACCTATTCTCAAACCAGCAGCTTGTGCTTGTCCTAAGTGGTAACTTCTCGTATTTCTAGAGAATACAACAGGTGACTTATATTGTGTACCATAATCTGGAGATTGTTTCCAAAATGGTCCATTATCGTTTAGTTGTGGAAAATCGTTTTGGTTTTGAATAAGATAGTTAGTTAGTCTCTCACTATAATACTCCATCTTATTTTCACACATTTGACGCTTACGATTGTACATTGTAGCGTCTGCCTTTTCACTATTATCACCTCCTGTAGGTTGGATCAATCCATTGTTACGTGGGCGAGTATAAATAGCATCTAATGCTTCCCAATATGCTGCATAAATCAACATTGGTTGGATAAAGTCATCTACTAATGTTTGGTAGGCACCTGATAATGTATTAGCATCGATTTGTGCTAAGATATATTCGTAAAGTGATGTGCCTGTTAGACGCTGTAAGTAGATATCTTGTGCTTCTCTTACTGCGTTTTTTATAAGTTTAGAATCTAAGTTATCATTGATATCTGTAAACTCTCTTAACTTTTCCTCTGATATGATAAATGTTGAAGTCATTTTATTATATTATTAGATTACACCATCACTATCAGCACCTCCACCCACTAAATCAGTACCATTAGGTCCGTAGTTTTGATCTGCTTGTTCGATTTGTTCTTCTAACTGATTATCTTCTCCAGCTTCTGATTCTACAGATGTTACTACATCTACTTCCTCTTCACCATCACTAAATAACTTAGTTTGTTGAACACCTACTGAAAACTCCTCTGCTGCTGGATACATCAAGTGCATAAAGTTTTCTATTTCACTCAATAATGTTTGTTGGTATGGACGAACTACTGTATTTACGAACAATAGATAAGCGTCTGTTACCTCGTCTTTACCTCCTAACTTACCAGGAGTCATAATACCAAAGATTTCAGGTGATGTGATTCTGTGAGCTGTTAGAATCTTTTCTGTTACCATTTGGTTGATGGAAATATAATAATCATCACTTCCATTATTTGCAATAGGAGTAATCACAGGAGCATTCTCTGGGGAATCTACGTCCATGTACATCATTGCTCCAGCATTACCAGCACCTTGATATTGTAAACGAAGCATTTGTTCGATTTCTTGTCTTTCGTCTGGGTCAGCGTTTGTAAATGTTGTGATTGCTAAACTTGGACTCAAACCATTACGAATGTTTGAGATATGGAATGTATCAACCTCACTATCGAGATCAATAACTTTTAGTGCACCTACGTAATCAGGTAATGGGTAATATTTTTGACCTGGTCTGTATGGGTTGTAAACAAATATTTGCTTGGGTTCCTCGTGGTTTTTATGAGGATTGAACACAGGTAAATAAGGTAAATCGACTGATATACCCGCTGAAGCTACTTGATTATATACGCCGCCTCCTGCACCACCGAATCTATATTTTTCTGCCCATTCGTCACTAATGTAGTAACCTGGGATTTTACCACGTTCATTCTTTTCTTTGGCTCTCAACCATGAAAAATCAACGTGATAAACTTCTGCTATACGTGTTCTGTCTTTAGACCAAATAACTTCCCAAGAGAAGCCACCATATAGTTTATAGTCTAAAGCTGTCTTTTTGAATATGTCGTTCCAAGATTCTCCATCATGGTTAGCAATATCTAGTAAATGTGATTGATCACATACTAAACCCTCACCAACAATAGCATCAACTGTAGCGTTGATTGCTGTATTATTGATAGCTGAGTTATTGAATAAGTAAATAAGGTATTCTGGGAAGTCATTATACACCCCATATTTTATAAAACCCTTGAGATTTTGCTCAATAGGATAGTTTGTGTCCTCCTGATTTCTACTTATTGTATTGAACTTAAAGTTATTCATATTATCCTAAGTAAGTTGTATAAGCACCATTTTCATTAGGTGATACATATTGTGTTATAGGTGTAACATCACTTCCTGAGTTGAATGCGCGTTCGGTAGCTAAATATTCTCCAGCTCTAACGTAGTTAGCATTGTCCCAAGTTTCGTTTAGTAGATTCCATGCTACATCTGTCAAGTTCCAAATATAAGGTGAATCATCAATCCCCTCATAAATGTGTAATGTATAAAAACCACTTGCATTAGGCAAGCTTGAACCACTAATCTCAGAAATAACCCACGGAGTTGTTGTATAGTTTGATATAATATCTCCTATAAATCGAGTAGGGTTTCTATCGTAATCCTGAGAACCACTAAATACTAGACTCACAATAGCAGATGATGTTATTGGAGTATCAGGGTAGAAAGCTACCGTATTTGTGGTTTGTGATTGGTTTAGCTGTAGCATGTCTATATTAGTTATACTAGATTAGGGGTTACGCATAGAACGTAACCCCATTTTCTAGATATTTACTTTTAGGCTAAAGTAAAGTTTGATAAAACAGCAGCTAGTTCAGTAGCGTTAGAAGCTGAAATGAACGATGCTGGTAATGGCTCCACACCAGTGAATGTTAAAGAATATCCATTTTTATCTGAAAACGCGGTTCCAGTAGCTCCAGTACCAGATAAGAGTTGCATACCATATTCCTCACCAACGTAAATATACTTTGAAGTATCGTCTGAGTTATTGGTTTCAACAATCATTCTGATAGTTGGATTTTGGGCTAATACTTTAACTTGATTTCTTAATGAAGTCTGGAGTTTGAAGAATGAAAGGTTAGCTGTTTGGTTATAAACAACAGTTCCATTTTCAGGTACAACAGCAACTTCTTCACTATAGTCAGATGTTTGACGGAATAGTTCGAAGTTGTAGAATGTACCACTACCTGATACAGCATTGATCAATCCTTCACTTGCGTCAACGACGCTAGATACAGAACCAGATAAAATGTAAACGGATTTGATACCACCAGTATTGTCGCGGCATCCTAATGTAAATCCTGAAGTAATATCACAAGACATAATATTTGGTTTTTTGAAGTTAGTAGTGTGTTTGATTGGGGGGTTATTCACCCCCCCTCAAACGGAGATTGATTTAGGCCTTATCGTTAGTTGTCCAGAACTCTGGGAACGCGATATTTACACCTAACTTAGTAGAGATACGGTGGCGTAATGTATCAGTGTTGATATCATACCACAACTGGAACTCGCTAAAGTCGCTCAACAAGTCAGTACCTACAACGATTTGCTTAGCAGGACCACAAACGATTCTGTTCGAACCTTGTAAACCTACAGTACCAACAACCTTAACATTTTGGAATGGGTACATCATTTCGAGTAAACCACCACGGTTAGTGATTGACATTGGATCGAAGTAGAAGTTGTTAGCTGAACGAAGTGCAGTTACATACTTTCTAAAGTTAGTTACGCTCATGAAGATAGTCAAGTCGTCGCGGTTAGCAACGTCAGCAGACAAGTTCTCGATAAGAGCATCCATGATACCTAAGGCGGTAGCAGAAGTGAATGAACCAGTAGCAGCAGATGGAACAACAACACCAGCAGTAGAACCTGTGATGATAGTGTTCAAACCACCTACAGCACAAGTACCTCCGTAGCTAGACTCGCTACCAGAAACTTGCTGCCAAATGAAGTAATCATTTGCTTGTTGGAACTGATTTACGAGTAACTCAGAATAAGCGTTTGTAAGAGCCCATGTTTCGTTGTATGAACCACGGTCTAATGAAGAAATACCTAAGTATTTTGTGTCGAGATCCTTCAAGCAAAGAGCGTCGAAAGATGTACGAGGGCAAACCTGGATGTTACGTTGAGTAAACTCAGCAGATCCAGATGGAGTAGATACGCAAGTACCGTTGTTGATGTACAAGCTAACCTCGAACAAGTTGATAGGCTCGAGGTACTTAACACCTTCCTGTACTGTTACGTACTCGATGGTTGAACCACCATATACAAGCTTGAGCAATAACTCACCAGCAATCTGGTTGTTAAAGTCAGCTAATGCAGATACGTTTAATGACATGATTTATTATTTTTTGATTTTGTTAGAGATTAGTTTTTTCATCATTTCAAAACGAACTGGGTCAACAGCAGTATTTGCAGTTGATTCAGAGCTCATTTTGGTATTTGGAAGTGTTTTAGCGGCGGCAGGTTCAGCGGACATTTTCTCCATCTTCTCCTTCATTTTGCCCATCTCAGCTTTTACGTCTTCGATTTCGCGTTTTACAACTTCCGCAACGGCAGACACGATGTCTTCTACTGTTGTCTTGTCTTCTTCAGCCATCATTTGTGGCATAGCTGAACTTTCATCAGCGACCTGAGTTTGGTCTTCGGTAGTCACTTCTACAGGGAACTCTTCAGTCGCTAACTCTTCCTCCTTAGCTTCTTCAGCAGCAGAAGTGATTTCTGTTACTACTGAGCCTTCGGTTTTGATCATTGAACCGTCTTCAAGTTTGTGATAGCCATCTGGAGCGTCCATTTCCTGGCCCTCTTCTGTTACTACTTTAACTTTCATACCGAGTTCGAGTTTATCTCCTTCGAAAACAATCTTGAATGCTTTGTTTTCGTCGTAGAGTTCACCCATCTTGATTTCAGTGAGATTGAAGTATTCCTTTACAAGTGCTTTTAGTGCGTCTTGAGTCATAAGGATTTTTATTTAATAATGATTATTATACGATACATATCAAAGTTCCTCAGGGGAAATAATCCCTGCATCTTCGATATCTCTTTGTCTAGCACCAGCAGCTAATCTATCTATACAAATCTTCATAGCAACGGCACCGCTGTAAGATGGATTTACTCCCCTTATATCTAACATACATTGTTCTAACAATGCTGGATCGATTTCAGGTTGTGTTTCTTCCATTCTTACCTTTTTTAGCTGAGTGTAACAAATGGCACTAGCTTGTTCTGTAGGATATTCACTACTCAAATCAGCAATACATCTTGTGATATATTCGTCTCTAGATTCAGTAGCACGTTTTTGTGGAATAGGCATGTTATATTATTTTATTTAGTTATTAGGGAGCTTTTCATTGAACCAACCTTCGATTGAAAATCCTTTTACCTTACCTGATTTGATGTATTCATTCCAAATATTCTTGTCTTCAATCTTATACATTGTATACCAATCTCCAACATTAGGTTTGAAACCATATAGTGTAGATTTATCTTTACTTGGGTCTTCTACAATCCATGATTCTACTAAATGAGCACCATCAACAAATCTATTACCATCGTGTTCGATATTTACTTTATCAATCACCTTATCTGCCATCATTTTATAGGCGATTTTTTTGATTGTTTCCTCAGTAAAGTAAACGTAGTATTCATTACCATTGTCATCTAATCGTTTGATTAGTTTATTGGCTTTCATAGCTGGACCTACAACCATTTGTTGTTCTTCGATAGCAGCAAAACCATATGATGCCTCACTTACCTCAATAGAACCACTTACTTCATTTGAATATTCTGGTAGTGTAGATACTTCAA